GTCGGACAATATAATTCGGCCGAGCGGATTGCCCGCCTGTGACGGGCCGGTGGTAAAGTTTTCCAACCCGTTAAAGGCCAGTTTAATGCGCCAGCAAAACTGCTCACCTTCCGGTATCAGGCGCTGGCCGCATTGCAGATTGCCGGTTTTTGACGGCCAAAATTCTTCGATCTCGATCACATAGCCAAGCTTGGCCGCAAGGTCGATCAGATAGGGGATTGATTGACCACCCGCCGCCGTCCAGCGTTGGTGTGCCAGCTTTTGCCGCGCGGCAATTGAAGGGTTATCCAAATCACGGCCGCAAGGATCGGACCCAAGCACCCGTTCGAAATCAGGCAACAGAGCATCAGATGTTCGCGGATCAACCTCTTCCATTAGTCGTTTGGCGTCGGTCTCAAAACGGGCAATGGCATCAGCTGCGAGATGCAAAATTGCGTCTAATACACCGCCACGCTTCCCAAGCGCAAAACCGCGGTGCAGTTTGCCAATTATGCTGACCAATATGGTGTCGACTGTGCGGCTCAAAGCGGTGCCTCCCAGGTGATAACACCAGGCACCGGATAATCCGCATCACCAAGGGTATGGGGTATTGCCGGTAAGATCAGGTCATGAGCATATTCACCCGCCGCCGCAGAGATTGCTTCGGATAGCCTTGATGGTTCAATTGTCGCCCCGATCGGGCTGTCATTGCTGGTGTCTTCGTCATCACCCAAAGTGGCCAAAAAACGCGAATAGGCTTCGGTTACCGCGCCGCGGGTTTCCGGCGTATCCGGACGTAATCTTATAGTCACGTCAATCGGTGTGATAATGCCCGCGACCATCACCACGTTAGCAGTAACAGGCCGCACTCCGGCCGGAGTGTTCAACGGCCCAAGATAGGCCAGCATTGCATCCAGCTCATTTTGTGTGGGTGCGCGGCCGAAGGCATTCTTAACCCGCATCACCACCGCCACACCAACCGAACCGCGGCCAATCCATCCAGGTAAAGTGCGCACCGCCTCGCTATCAAATTCCCGCCCTATCCAGAACGGATAATCAAACCCTGCGCCGCCATACGGGCGCTGGCGAATATAAGCCAAAGTGGCTGCCTTTAGGCTTTCGTAGCTCTCGATATCAGCGCCACCGATCATACCGGCCGGGTCAATTGTAACCTTTGAAACATCAGGAAAAGGCAGGACGGCCGCCAGTTGCACATCACCCTCTATATTACCGGCAGTGCCGGCCTTAACAGCCGTAGCTGCCACGCTGACACTGCCGCCAACTCCAATGGTTTCAACATTATTATTGGTAAAGATCACGCCGTCACTGACAGCAAACTCGGTCAGAGCCGGAATGATTGTGCCGGCTGTGCCTTCAATGACCAGAGTGCCAACTGCCTTGGTGGCGGGGCGGCGCGGCACGCCCCAAATATTAGCATGGCGCAGCGTAAATTCATCCTCGGCCGTGTCGGGAAAATATTGTGCGGCCCACCAGGACTGGTGATCATGGACCGAGCGCAACTCAAGTGATATTGCCCGAATGATGTGGGAAAGCACACCTGACTTTGAGCGTACCGAACGAGATATGGCCAGCGGATCAACCAGCGGGCGGATTTTCTGCAAACGCGTTTCAAGCGTTACCGCCGCCCGTGCGGCAATTTCTTTAGCAAGCGGAACCGGCCAGGGCATCAAATTGCTCCCGTCTGCAGATTAACCGCAGCATCTTCAACCAGCACCCGATAGCCCATACGCCCGGTTTCTGGCGAACCATCGATCCAGTACACGTCAATCTCGGCCGGTTGACCGGTTGTGCCCTCGACCCATTCAAGCGCCTCTTGCAGCCAAAACAAATATAGCAATCGCGTGGTCTCGGTCTTCTTTGCCCGATCCAGCAACCAGCATCGCGATCCGGTCAACTCACCATCAGGATCAAGCGCATCGCACGGCCCGCCGCGAAGTTCAGAATAGCTTTTAGGTGTCAGAAATTTCGAGCGACCCTGCGGCAATGGATCATCCGGTTCGGCGCGACGGTCAAGCCCGACAGAAATCAGAATTGCAGGGATGGGTGTCTCGTCAATCAGCAGGTCGCCGTCCGGCGCCAATTCCAGATCGCACCGCCGTGCATCGGCATCAAAAATAAGAGCAGCATCAAAGAACATGGCGCTCAAACTATCGCGCGCGCGCGGGTCAGTTCATGCCCGCCGTGGCTGGCATGGTTTAATCTTGAATAGGGCTTGGCGGTGCCGAAGCGTCCGGATGACCGTGTGCATTGTACCTGTCGCGCATTTCCTGCATTGATCCGTTCTGATCAGAAACATTGCCGGTACACTCGAGCTCGCCCACCACCTTGGTGATCGTCGCTGTGATTGTAACACCGGTATCTGTGGTGATATTAACCGTTGCCCCGGTGCTTATGTCCAGCGACCCGCCCGTCGTCAGAATGGCCTTGTCGCCGTGTTCATTGTAAAAACCAACTTCGCCTTCTTTTAGTCCACCCATACGGTTCGAGGGGTTGGCCACCGGCAGGATAACCATATCACCCTCATCCCCGCCAACGGCCAGGACGATACCTACCGCACCGTCGGCAGGCACATGGCTGGCAAAGCCGTAGGGCTGCAACACCTCGACATCATCGCGCCATATGCCCTCAGCCACCTCGACCGAGGCGGTCTGGGTTTCTCCATCATCCTTGAAATTTTTCAAATTTCCGCGACGCACCAAGGTGCGAACATCACCAGCGGTTTCTTCATCCATGGTATGGTTCCTTTCTCTCACGGCCATTCGGGCTTTGCCCGGCCTGCGAGGCGCGCCCTGTTCGGGCGGTTCGCTCTTCACTCACGGGAGCCAAGTGGCGACCCGCAAAGCGCCCTCGCGGAGTGGTGCCCAAAGGGCATTCACGTGAGCGCATCAAAGTTTCCTCGCAGTGCCATCGAGCGAACCTTTGGATTTCTTTTTCTGGCGACGATTGGCGTTCTTTCGCCGATTGCTGACCGGCTTTTTGTCGAACGCTTCGGGTGAAGTCACATTCATTTCGGTTATTTCCCCCTCTTCGTCATAGCGATAGGCAATCCGTGAGATCAGCATTGCTCGATTGAGGCCCTGGAAAGCATCATCCACATGCGGCCTTTGGTTGACGTTCCACAACTTGCCATTCTCGCCATAATGATGAACGGTGATGGTCACCTCTTCACCATTGGCGCGCGCCGTACGCGATCTGAAATCAGCCTCATCTTTGGCCGACTGCTGATCGGGCTGGCTCTTGGTTAAATGAACCTTCGGTCGATAGCGGGTGATTTCCGGATCTTTGGCGCGACCGGTAATGGCAATGCCTTTACGTTCGCGAGTGGTTGCAGACCCGTCACCTGCCTGTCGGCTGGCCGGGGTTTTGGGAGCCGTACCTTTAAGATGAGAGGCGGTGCGCTCAAGGCGTTCACCTTGCGCTTTTTCAGATTGCCCGCGCACGATGGTTTCGGAATACCGGCCTTCATGCGAATAAGTACCACTGGAGCTTTTGATGTTGCCTGGTAATTTCAAATCAGCGGGTGCTTGGGCCGCCCCGGTGCGGGTAATCACAATGCCACCTACACCATCCGAGGTCACCAGCACATGGCGCTGCCGTGCACCCTTCTCGATCGCAGACAAACCGGTTTCTGACAGTTTCAAGGGATAGCGCGGAAATAGTTTTCCCGTATCCACTTGGGAACGCACCTTCAGACCGAACGGTTTGGCGATGCGTTTGGCCGCGTCTTCCAGTTTGATATTTTTGAATTCTCCTGGTCCATCGGCGGCAGCCGCACTATCAACCAGATCGCCACTCTTGTCGCGGCCGGATATTGTTATTTCTGCATAATCGGCATTGATGTCCGGGGCCACCTTTTCAATCCACCCGACCAAAGCCAATTCATCATTGATATATATCTTAACGCCCGGGCCCGGGCGTAACTTGAATACGGGCGCAGGTGATGCATAATCGAATGTGGCAATTGAGCGCGCGGCATCGCGCAAGGTGAATGAAAACGCCCCGGCAAAATCCTGCAAATCACGGGTAACTTCGGCAGATGTCCATTCATCATAGGTTCCGGCACCCTCAATTTCCAACCGAAAAGCGCGGGTTGGAACCTTGGCTTGCTGATAGTTGCGAGTGATCAATGGCCGCATCAGTTCAAGACCTCGAGTGGTCCGGCGGGCAGTTGCGCCGGGTGGCGGGGGCGATTGCGGGCGATGAGAGCCTGATAACCTTCTTCAACCAGGTGTGGTGCATCGCCATAAAAATGGCTGGAAATCAGAAACGCATCCGTATCACGCTCTAATGTCAATCTTATCACCCTCGGCAATCGCCCAATAGCCTCGTTGATATCGCCGTGGGCGGCGGCACCGGCGGCAGCGAGATCACGCGCGAGCTGACTTGATGCAGCCACATGAGCCGTTGCGGACAGGGGACTCAATACCGGCTCGAACAATTCCGCACTGTCTGAAATAGTCTGGCGTAATTTTAAAGCACTATCACGAACCTCGTGATCAACCACCGTTGAGAGCTTCAACGCCACACCCCAATTGTGAGCCGCCGATGCCATCAGCATCGCCTGGTCAACACCTGACGGCGCTTTGGCCGCCTCGATTGCCAGCGCCGATGAGATGACCAACAAAGCGTCGACAGCCTTGTTTGCCAACAAACCATGGGTGATTGGCAAAATTGCTTCTTCAGCCGGTGCCACCGGTGAAATGCCGCCCCATTCGGGGGTAGCATCAAACAGTTCATCGGTGACACTGTTCATCCGGGAGGCAAAATCAGCACCATCAACCGGGCTTGTTTCAAAACGTGAAGCCCGTTGGACAATTTCCGGCTCGAGCGATGCCGCATAAGCCTCGCGCAGCAACCTGTTTGATCGTTCTGTTGCCTTGCGCCCCGCGATTGAAATTGTTTGCCGATCGGCAGATTTGATCAGATTTTTTGAGGCTTGAATGATGCTTGAAGCCGCATTTAAAAGCGTTGAAATAGATGACCGGCCAGCAACAGCGCCCGCACCCTTGCCAATTTTGATAAATGTCGCAGAGAACCGCGCCACCCGAAGCTCGCTTGCAGAAAATGAAATTGAAGCCGGGCTTTCCAGTATAACCTTCATGCCGCCAAGCCATGGATGGATTAGTGTGCCTGGTCCCGGTGTTTCAAATGCGCTTTCAAGAGCCTTCGCCTGGGCAATATAATCATCACCGATCACCAAACCGGCAACGACAACGATTTGCGGGCTTAACCCCATATCATCAAAGGCAGCACGATCCATGCCCGGAAACAGATGCTCGGCAATCCGCCGTCCAGGCTCAATCGACGTATCGGGCATATAGTATTGAACACCACGCCAAGACGCCGGCAACAGGCCTGGCAATAGATCAGATACGCTATCCCAGATCATCTATATTCTCCCCGTTGTCCGGCCCTTGTTGATAGGCACTTTTGGATTGCTCGATTGCACAGCTGTCACCTTGCCAGGGCCGTCAACTTTGATTGTAATTTGTCCACCGACCTGCACAGTAGGGCTGGGCTGGAAGCCTGGGAATTTGGCACCCTTGTTGACATTGGCAGCGCGGTTTTGAATATCAACATTTGGTGGCGGTTTTTTGACATCTGGAATGATCGCTGCTGGACCCGGGTATGCGCCGCCAACAAGCCGTTTAATCCATTCTGGCGGATCGCCCCAACTGAAAACACTGGCAAGATCGATACTGCCAATGGCGCTGATGATCATCGTTGGCAGATTTTTAAACCAGTCAACCAGCGCCATCACTTTGGCTTTGATGCCTTCAATTGCAGCATCCAGCATATTGCCCATAGAGTTCCATGTGTCATCGGCGCTCTGCTTGATACCGTTCCAGGCATTTTTGAACCAGGCAATGCCTTCTTTCCAGGTTCGCTCGATCCCGAACCACGCGGCAATCGCGATGGTCTTGATGTTAAGCCAGAGCTTTTCAAAGAAAGGCCCGATCTTTTCCCAATGGCTGATAATCAAATAGGCACCGGCAACGAGCAGTGCTACCGCCAGCCCAACCCATGAGAAAGCAAATGCAAATGCAGCAGCCAGAGCGGATGCGCCAGAGGCAACAAATGGTAAGGCCAGCCCCAATATCCCCAACCCGACGGCGGCAAGCACGGCGGCGGAACCAAAGGCCAGCACCTTATCTTTCACACCGGGCATTTTCTGCTCAACACCCTTGAGATATTCTCGCAGATCGAGCAGATGGGCATTGATGGTTGGCAACCACGCATTAAAGCTGTCACCGATTTCACGACCCGCCTGAACACTGAGTTCCTTGAAGGTTTTTAGTTGACTACTCGGGCCATCATTTTGGATGGCGAAATCACGATCGATGACCGAACGGCTTGTCTCGTCAACTGCTTTTTTAATCCGCTTATATTCATCAATATTAGCCAGAAAGGGCAACAAAAATGCCTTGACCTGCTGATCACCAAACAATTCTGACAGCTTGCCGGCTGCACCGATACGCTTCAATTGCTCATGCACATTGGCCAGAGCCTCGGCACCCTCAAGCCCGTTGGCCTTTGCCTTATCCATCATCCTGCCAATAACCTTAGCGGATACCCCGGTCAGGTCTTCTGTCTTGGCAATCACCGCTTCAATCGGATTGATACCCTTGGTGGCTGCATCCTGCATAACGCCCAGAATATCAACGCCGGATTTGGCAAACCGCTTGACTGTATCGGGTGCCAGAATTTTTTGCAGGAAGTTCTGAAAGTTGTTGGCAGCCTGGGCAGGATCGGACGCACCCAGAATGGCGACTTGCAAACCGGATGCCAGCATTGCCACCGCCTCTTCACCCTTAACGCCGAGATTAACCAGTTGCGATGTGAGTGCCGGGAAAAACTTGGCCATTTCTTTCAGCTCAAACCGGCCCTCCTTGCCGGCAACAACCAGTTTGGCCAAAGCATCCTGCATGCGTTCGGCCGGAATGCCGAGGTTTTTGGAAAGCGCAAAGGCGACCTTGCCCATATCAGACATGTCGGCACTGGCGGCTTTTGCGGATTTGGAAATTGTCGGCATTAGTTGAGTGATTAGATCATCACCCAGACCTGCTTGCCGCAACTCTCCGGCCGTTTTGGCAACATCACTTGAATGTTGCCCGGTTAGCAGCGCCAGGTCTTCATAGGCGCGCCGCTGACTTTCAACCCACGCATCAACTTCATCGCGGGCAACATTGGACGTGACGGCTATATCACGCAGGTTTTGATCAAAGGCGGCGGCTTCCTGTGCCGGTCCGGCAAAACTTATACCGGCAACAATACCGGCAACCGCCCCAAGTCTGCGGGCAACATTGCCCAACCGGTTAAGCCCGCGCATGATACCTTTTAGCTTGCCGGAAAACCGATCCTTCAACCGCACCCAGACTGAAAGCTGCATGGATTTAGAGCTCATTTCTCACTCCATTCTTTTTCCAATTGCCGTCCGGCCATGATACAGGACCACCAATAATCAAGATCAGCGGCGCTGAACTTATCTATCGATTTTGCCGAAAACCCTGTGGCAGCGGCAATGATGCCTATTCTCGCTTGCCAGTCTTCAGGCCAGTCGAGGAAAAATTTGCCAGCACCTGGCCGACCGCATTAATATCGGACACGTCCATTAATTCTTCCAGCCGATTGGCCACCGCCTGATTGAGCCTGGCCATGCGGGCCATAGCGGTTGCAACCATCATTTCCTCACTGGCCGAGGATATAATGCGACGGTCCTTGCCGCTTAATCTGTGAAGAACAAGTTTTTCAAACTTGCGCTCGCTGACTTTGCCATTTTTTTTCGTGCGCATGGTCTGCGGGTATTTTAACGGAAGAGTTACAGAGCCATCCGCATTGCGGATTGCGCGGGAAGGCAAGCGATCTTCCGGCGCAATATCCATATCCTCATCGACAATATCGCTGTCGACCTCAGCAGTCTCTACAACGGCCTCTTCTTCATCAACAACGGTTTCAGAAAGATCGATATTTGTTTCTTTGGGTGTTTTCATAGAATGTTCCATTCTCTGTTTTTTGTCTTTTAACCAGGCTATCCAGCCCGGTGCCCGTTGTATTGTTTCGCTCACGGCCATTCGAATGTTGACACATTCGGCCTTCGCGGGAGCGCCCTGTTCGGGCGGCTCGCTTTTCGCTCGCTCTTGCGAGAAACTTCCCAAGACGGCGAAGAGCTGTCCGTGGCTTATGCCACGCCCATGCGGAGCGTTGCCCGCACGGGCATTAGCGTGAGCTCAAGTCAGAGTATTTCTTCAGCCGCAGAGCCCGCCCAGTTCAATTCGATCTTGCCACCTTCACCGCCAGTGACATCAGGAATATCAGTCAGAAAAGCATCGTTGATGACAAAGGTCTGGCCGGTATCACAGACCACCTGCAATTCGCCTTCACCCGCATCCCAGATTGAACCGTAACGAACGCCACGTTCAAGCTCGGTGGTGGCTGTCACTTCCGATCCTTCAAACTCCTGCGCCCGGCCAACCTTACGGCCATAGGTAACCGGATTATTTTTTATTCCGCCGACCTTGAATTTAGCGCCTTTTTCGACCGGAATATTACGACCGCGCCAGACGATATCTATAATGCCTAATGTTTGGGCCATGATTTTTTAGTCCTTTTCTCTGTCTTCCGTTTGATTTCTCTCACGGCTGTTCGGGCTTTGCCCTGCCTGCGAGGCGCGCCACATAAGTGGCGGCTCACTTTTCGTTCGCTTTCACATTCCAACCGGAGCCAGGTAGTGACCGGTGTATTGTTTCGCTCGCTCTTGCGAGAGACTTCCGAAGACGGCGAAGAGCCGTCCCTGGCTTATGCCACGCCCTTGCGGAGGTCCGGCGCAAAGCGCCGATGTGACCGTGAGCAAAAAACAAACATTAAACCTGAAACTCCAGTGCAGCGGCAAAGACCATAAGATTGCCGACAATCACCACTTGCTGTGAAGCCTCAAGTCGGTTTTTGTCGTCCACCGAGCGGGAAAATGAGCTTTCTTTCAAGGTCTTTGAAATGTTTTCAATCCACGCTTTGTCCGCATAAAGCCTGCAGCGTGCCGCCCATGAACCGTGCATTCGTCGTGGTGTGACAATTGAATTGCCAATCTCGTCATCACCGGCCGCCCGGCCAACAAGCGCTCCTTGATCTTCATCATCGAGCAGTTTTGCCCGCGGATAAAGCAGCGATATATAGGCGGCCCAGTCATAGCGGATACGGCTCATGGTCGCTGGCACCATAATATCCAGCCAGGCGCGATCCTTAATGTTGAGGTTGGATTTCTTATAGGTGGTAATCAACCGCGAAATAATCGTTGTGCCATCTGAGAGATGATCGAAGGTTGATATGCCTTTATTGAGCAGCAGGTTTTGTTCGCTTTCCAGAAACTGGTCCTGCTCGTCCGGTGCATCCACCCCTGCAATCATCAGTGAACGCAACTGTCGCGCCGGATCATTGGTCAGGTGGAATGCTGCAAGACCACAAACCGAGGCTGAAAGCACCCATGAACTTGTCGGAGATTTGTTCAATCCCATCGCGGTGAGGTAGGGTTCATTGGTCAACTCACCAAACACACCCAACTCGCCATAGGTGCCGCGTTTTGCAACAAAGCCATGCGCGTCCAGTTTGGACATGGCGCGATAACGATCGCGCAGGTCGCTCGCAAACAGGGCCATGTTGGTGGCGTCATTCCATGGCATGGTGATTTGAGTAAACCATGACGTGGCAATTGCATCGAGCGCCGTGGTCAAATCAGGATTGCCGGATCCGCCTGACATGGCGGCAACCGTGATGGTTAGTCCATCCGGCACCGGCTGGGCAAGCTCGTTAACCCGAATATCAATCTCATTGCCAACCTCACCCCCATGCCGCGCCGTGACGGTGACAACACCAAGGGCGCTGGCGGCAGTCACAGTCAGGGACGTTTCCGCATTGATCGCCGCGGCAAGTTTGCTTGCCATCGCGGTCACATCATCAGCAGCTTCAATGGTTGCTCGCACCGGCTTTCCGGCGACCTTAAAGCGCAGCACGGTGGATAATGCCAGAGCTCCAACAAATGTAAAGGTACCGGTTGCCTTAACCGCGCCTGCAGCATCGGGCAAGGCCAACAGAAAAAGCGGTGTTGTTTTATCGTTCTTGCGAAAAGCGGCAACCTGCTCTGCGCCAATTGAGCCAACACCACACAGGGCAATTGCATCATCCGCGCGGACAATCTCTTGAACCACACCGGTTGCCAGCGTTCCCGTTGCCAGCTTCTGGCCGATGATCAATGCTTTTACCGGGTACGGTAACACCCCGACATTGCGGTAATTGGGGCGCACCTCAAGAAATGTGCCTGGCTCCTGCCAGTCATAGGGAATTTCATCAAAACTGAACGGGTCCATTATTTACCTGCCTTTCTTGTTTTTTCTTCTCTGTTTTTATTATCCGCCGGAACCCCCGCCTCAGCTTTATTGTCGCGCAGATCGCCATCGCGAATACGGCGGCGGTAATAGCGGGTCATGACAACTTCATGATCAATTGGATCCCCGTCTTTTGACGGCCAGGGCGTGCCGTCCTCAAGCGGCACCAGCCGGCCCTTGACGGGTGAAAGTTTTGTTTTTTTGTTCATTAAATTTCTCCTTCGGGAACATCAATTTCCTGACTGGCATCCAACTGGCCCGCCGGGTCATCTGCATCGGGGTTCAGCCATTGAACACCAAGATTGGTGAAATCATCTTCGGTGATCAATTTGTGGGCGGCCGGTGATGTGGTCGTGCGGATGGAAAAATCCACCCAGGCAACCACGGTTGCATCATCAGACCAGCCTTCTGCAAAAACCGCTTGCGCGCCGCTCACAGCGCAATCACCAATATTTTCAAAGACCGCGCCCTGCAGCAGCGCAATGGCAACATCGCTCATTCCGTCGAGGCCCATATCTCTGGTGTCACCCTTAAAGCGTGCTTCAAGTGAGCTTGTCGCCTTGACGATAAGGACCAAACGCCAGCCCCAATCGGCCTGCAATTGCCTGCCTGAAGATTTGTCCGGCTGCATGCCGGTCCAGGCCAGGCCGATGAACGGAGACAGCCGTGCGATCCGGCCAAATTCATTAAGGGTCAAAGTCGGCGGCACCCGCTCGATGGTGAAATCTTTTGCCGGGAAAGCTATGCGCAACCGGGCAATAATTGCCGGTTCCATCAGGCGAATGGGTGCAAGGGTGAGATCTGCCGGAGCCATCACAATCTCGCCAATTGGCCGGCATCGGCTTTGCCAACCCGGTCAGATGTCCGGGCCCCATGGCTGGCATCAGTTCCGCCGCCGATTGACGGCGCATCGATGTTGATCTTGTTGCCGGCAATATTTTCCAGCCAGACAATAATATCCTTACGCGACAGACGCATTTGTTCAGTCGGTTCAGTGCGCGCACCCTGGGCCAGATCAAAACGGGCAAGATGACAAATTGCACGAACCAGATCACGCGGCGGAATTGCCACCGGCAATTTATATCGGGATCGCAGATAGGTATCAGCCAGAACCGAAGCGTCATCAAGCGCGGTCTGGATTTTCACATTATCGACAACCGTTGCGGTACGATCTTCCTGCTCTGAGAGACGGATCATTTCCGTCATCCCAAAGCGGTCAATCATATCGGCAACAGTTGCGTAAGACATATTCTTGTTTCCGTTTAGCCATCCGGCGAAACGTCCGTTCGCGGGCTGGCACATTTGTTCCAAATGCTTGCCCTGCCACGGTGGGAAGGCAAGCTACGGCGCTTTTCCCGTAGTCCGCCAATCGGCGGGGGTTCCGGGGAAGGCCCAAAGGGCCGACGGCGGATAATAAAAGTCGGTCGCCGGGCCGGATGGCCCGGAGAATGCTATTTCCTCACAACTCCGATTTCTTCAGGCGTTGGCTTGAAGCCGATGGCTTTTTCCAGTGCTGAAATTTTTGGCAAACCGGCCCTGGTGAAATCACCTTCACCAAGATTTTTAGCAGCACCTTCAATCGCCGCTTTTCTCATTGCCTTTCCCCTGACACCCGGCTCGCCATCTGGCGCATCGCGCTTGATGGCATCAGCAATCTCTTCAGGCATCGGTACAAAACCAAGCAATTCTTTCAAGGCCTTGATATTCGGCTGGCCATCGGCGCCATAATCAGCAGGGCCGAGTGCCTTGATGACCTCGTCGATAGAATTCATGCGCAGCGGATTGTCAGCATCAAGCGATGCCAGATCAGGCTCGGCCGCGCTGGTATTTTCAACCACATCACCTTCAGCACTTGTCGCCGACAAAACAGTAAACATCGGATCATTGTCGAAAATTTCCAATTGATCATCGTTCCAATGGCCAGCCGGCCATACTGTCTTGGCCGCGTGCGCAACGCCATTGCGGCGAAAGCCTGGCTTGGCACAAATTAGAAGAACATCTTCGGTCATAAAATTAATTCCCTTTTCTATTATCCGCCGTCGCATCCTGCGGATGCTTCCCCGGAACCCCCGCCGATTGGTAAAATGCGGAGGCTTTATTCTTGCCAGCGGTTCTTAAACCGCCGCCAATCCCTACGTGGCAGGGCAATAATTTGGCGACCAGCCAAATTGCAAGCCCGTGAACGGACGCCCGGCCGGATGGCCGGACGGAAAAACAAAACCTACCCAAGCAAAGGAATGACTGAGAGCTCGGCAGAACCTGCCCAGATATTACTGTCGCCTCCATTGATCATCGCTGCCTCAAGTAACCGGCGACCATCGGCTTCGAGCACAGACGGGACAATTACTTTTCGCGGCCTCAAGCTGATCAACTGACCGGAGCGTTTGCGAATGCTGGCGAACTGGGTTCTGGCCAGTTCAAAATTAGCCGCGGTCAAAGGTGCATTGGATTTGTACACCATTTGCCAAAGACCAAAGCCCGCATTGCAGCGACCATCAACGCCCCATTGGTACTGCCCCTTGTTCCAGACATTGGCGTCGTCTTCCTTGTCCATCGCAACGAGTTTGAAATCCTTGCGTTTTTGATAGACGATTGGCTTCATCACCCTGGTATCGTCAAGCAGGTACCAGGCAGGGCCGGCACCGGTCTGAAGGTTTGAGACTGAAATCTCATTACCGTTTTCATCCCAACCAGGGTGGTCGGTATCAAAGAAATTCTGGCCATCATAGCAGAGGGTCGTCTCGCCTTTTGCCAGTAATGGAAACACCAGCTGATCAGGAAACTCGGCGGCGTCCTGGCCCATTTCACTGGCAATCGGCATAAAAATACCGATCTGGTCATCTTCAATTTGCGACCGCTTGATACCGATCGTACCTTCAAATTCACGGTTGCGAATGAGATAGGTCTGTGCCGACAGGTCTTTGACATAACGATCACCAACCCATTCACGAATGCCCGGCATATCATCCATGCGCGGATATTCATTCATCGCGGTCGTTGACGGCACGGTCATCGCGACCTGATCGTAATAGGTTTCGGTCGTTTCAAACCGGGCATTATAGGCGGTTGAAAGACCGGTAAAAATAGACCCTAAGGTCGAAGCATTGATATCCATAGTTTTGTCCTTGATTTCCGTCAGACCATCCGGCCTGACGTCCGTTCGCGGGCTGGCGCGCCTTACTCGGCGCTTGCCCTGCCACGGAGGGTTTTTAAATTTTAATCCACATACCGTCAGCGTCGATTGCTTCCAGCACACCAAGTTTCAATTCACCGCCCGCATTGGTCAGCTGCAAACTATTGTCATCCAGCGCATAGACCGGCTTGCCGATGTCAGCGTGAGTTGCGCCAGCTACCGGATAACGATAACGACCCCGCAGGCATTCAACGATCTGATCGCCGGTAGCGCCATTGCTGTTGTCTATCCGCTCCTCGCAAAGCCCCAGCAACGCCACAACACCAGCCGATCCGGCAGGCCGCGCTTCACCGGCGGCATTCACCCCAACAATGGCGCGGCCATAAAACAGATCGCCTGCATAGGCTGGAAATCCGTATCGAGCACCAGCCCGTTCCGGTGCTTCAATATCTTTGGTTGCGGCCATTAGTTGAGCTCCTTGATTGTTTTGGAAGTTTTGGCGAATTCTTTCGGATCAATGCCCATAAGCTGGCAGACCTGTTCATCAGCTGCCGAGATTGATGTGTTCTCGTCGATTTTGCGACCGCCCAGAGAACCGGCATTAATTGAAGGCATGACCTTCAATTCGGTCTCGACACTTTCAGGGTCTTTCATATGGCGGGCGATGTAATGATCGCGCAAGGAAGGCACGAGCGTTGTCGCTTCGATCGCAGCATCAATGACTGATGTGGCCTTGTCTTTGGCGGCGGAGGTGCTGAGTGTGACCAGTTGAGAATTAAGAACCTTGATTTGTTCCTGCAGGCCATCAACCACAGAAGCATCCTCTTGCTTGACCGGCTTGCGGGCATTAATGGCCACAACCAGATCATCTGCGCTGGCATCATCTTCAACGCCGAGCGCCTTGCGAATGGTGCCCATCATCGCCAGCACATTTGTCAATTCGGTAATCTTGGCGTTGAGCATTTTTACCGCCTCGGTAATGGCGGCATCATCAGCACCATCTTCCAGGCCGAGCAATTTTAGCAATGCTTCGTTCATGGGAACTTTCCTTTTATGTAGAGATTTCAGGGTTTCAATGTTGGGAGAATTAACCAGGGCAACGCTACTTATCTGCATAACCTTGTGCGGCTTGGATTTTGTGCAAAGCAATGCGGGCGAAACAAAACCGTAGGCCCGATCTTCAACCAGTTTCCTGCCCGTTTGCGTCCACTCTACCTTGCCCCAAAGCTCATCGCCGCGGGCTTGCATTTCGACAATCCAGCCTCGGGCATGAGCAGGCCGGCCACTGTCACCAGCCAATTCTGTCGCATGATTTTCATCAACCGGGATTTTGCGGCCGTTCATCGCCTTAATAATCACATTAAGATCAGGCGCAATAAACGGACCTCGTCCATCAACGCCATTGAAGGCACTGGATGGAATAAGCTGTATCCATTCGGGGACACCTGACATTGAGGTGACTGATTGGGCTATATGGCAGAGAAGTTTTTCCATGATGACCTTTTACGTCACTCATGGCTTTTTAATTCATGCCCGCCGATACAGGCATGTTTTACGATCGTTAATATCAGCGGCGGGAATGGCGCTTGATAAACCCGAACACCACCTTGGCGATCATCACCTCGTCATCGGCGGATATGCCAAGGAAAGGCCGCGCCGGAATGGTGACTGATTTGGCCCCAACCGTGCGTCCATTAATCGAAAAGATCAAGTGGGTGCCGTTTTTTGGTTTGATCTCAGCGCCGAACTGGTGAACGGCCGCATAGATAACATTGGTGCCAATGGCAACTTCATCACGTGATGGGCTTGAGGAAATTGAATCCCGCAACCGGCCGCTTTCAGTCAGGATGCGGGAATTCTTTTTGCCGGCCGCATAAAAAGGATTGAGCGTTTGCCAGGGCGAACCATCCGGTGCGACCTGTGATGTAAATCTCCTTTGGGTGGATCCGACAACGCCGGTGCCAATCGCCGCCATGATCGGCGTGGTGTTTTTCATCAAGCCCTGCAGGCGGGCAAAATCCCGCCGGACTTCTTTGTCATCAACTCTGATTATAATGGATGCACCGGTCATGATTGACACTTACTGTAAAATATATATGTTATCAAACGGGCGCGCCGAGCCACCGGGTAGCAGAAGTAATTCGGGGATGTCCCGACCCCCCGGCGCGCCTCTACTATTCATAATTTTACTCGACAACCTTTTTAAGGCGGCGCATTTTTTTTATTTTTGACGGCCTGCCTATGTGCAATGTGGTCATAAGCAGTTCGTTAAATCGGGTCACTTTAAATCCGGCAATATGCCATTTTCCATCCACAAGATACAAAGTGCTCAGCCGCCCACGATCATCGCGAATTAAATCTGCAATCGTTGTTTGGGCCGCGGCCGCATATTCCACGGCTGTTAAATTCTTTCGGTGTGAATGATCCAGTATCGTCTGAACACTTAGCCTAACCACCGATTTTTTTTCAAGACCCAGCTCAGCAATAATGTCATCAGGGACGCTGGCGATCGGCACTGTTGTATTCACCGGCAGTTCACCGGCCAGGGCGCGAATTGCAAATGCTTCCACCTGGTTGATGGTTGCAATCTTTTGTTCCGGCCTGCCACCCGAAAGCCATCGTTGCCCAGGGTTCCATTCAAAGCCCGGATCCACCCCGCGCGGTATATCGCTTCCCGACTGATCAAAATTTGGTGCCTTGTCCGGACCATTCTTGCCCTGGCGTTTTAGATCGGCATCAGAGACCGGCGTTACAAAACATCCGCAATGCCAACCATTGGGGGGATAATTTGTCGACCAGAACGGATCATTATAGCGATAGGTATCACCATCCCAGGCAAGATGTTGCTTGCGCGGATGATTTGAACCTGAATGATTATATTGCCAGAATGGAAACGCTTGCAGGGTTTCAGGCTTGGTCAGCTCATAATAACGACCGGCCGCATGGGCAGAGCGCAAATTGGTTTCAAATATAATGCGGGTGCGCCAGTTTCGACCGCCCTTATATTCCCAGCCGTGTTTTTCAACGATGGCGTCGAAGCCTTTGCGAAACTCTTCCAGTGTGGTGCCCTGTTCAAGCGCCTTTTCAATCTCCTTCCTGAAATCAGCGACGATTGCATCGCTTGCAGCACCGGCCACCATGAATGAATGGGCATGGGCCGCCGCATAGACCTGTCGCCAATGGGTTGTCGGCACATTAATTTTCTGTCTGAGAAACGAAATCGCCGCCTCAGGGGGTAAATCAAGAGCTTTGGCCTCAACGCCCATGTCTAAACAACCCCACAATCAAATTTGAAAGGGTCTTTAAAGGGGTACATTCGTTTTTTGGCGACGCTCGCGTGGTTCGCAACGCAAACTTGTGCGAACGCGCCTGTACGGGGCTTAAAATCGATTTGCGATCTGTCCGGTTCATTGGTTTAATTCGCCTTTTAATGGTGTCCGCTTCGCCATCCGGCGAACCGCCCGGCCAGGAGCAGCCGGAGCGAAGAGCGACCGTGGCTTATGCCACGCCCTCGCGGAGCGTTTGGCGAAGCCATTCGCGTGAGCGTTAATCACTATGAACCCCGCCATTATTTAATCCGCCGTCGTCTTCGACTTCCCCGGAACCCCCGCCTATATCATCGATCAGCGAAGCCTGACCGGCCAGATGCGCAAGCGCCATACCCCTTGCCATCGCGTCTGAAAGCTCATCGCCTGGCAGATTTAACGCGGTCAACCGATTGGCAGCATCGTGCAAATCAGTGGCGGCCATTAATTCCTTGCGCACTCTTTCAGTCAGCCCGCCCAGCGCGCCAGCCGCGTCTTGCTGTAACTGAACGGATAGCTGGTCAATGCTCTGTTCAACCGGCTGGCGAGCCTGACGTGATGAAAGCAGCTTGGCAAAATTAAGTTTCGGTGTTGGCTTTTTCAATTTTGGCGGGGGTTCCGGGGAAGGGTTCGAAGAACCCGACGGCGGATCAGAAACGTCAACCCTGCCGCCAACCAGTTCGGCCCCTTCTTGCGGATCTGGAATGCCAAGCCTCGAGCGCATCCAGGTTGCTTCGGCGGTCAATCCTTGCGGGCCGAGTTTTTCAAATGCTTCTGCGAATTCACCAAGAGCAACTTCATCGGGTCGCCCGATATGAACCTTTGGATAATAGTCCTGCGGCCCGAAGTTGAATGCCACCATATTAGGGACAACCTGTTGGTTGATAGATGCTGATGTTAGAATGGCATCGGCGCGCTCAATATCTTCCTGTACTTCACGGTGAACATTGGCCTGGGCTTGCGATGATCCGTCTTCCGTGGTCATGGTCTGGCCGACAACCAGTTTTGAGACTTCCTTGTTTAGAAAACCTGCGCGCCTTTCATAAAGGTCTGTAGATGTACCCTTTGCCGCGACCTCTTCGAATTCAATCAGCATCGATGTCGGAATGATTGCGGCACAGTCGCCGGCAATATTGGAGACGGCCCGCCATAAAACATCCTTTTCCTCTTCGGTGGCCTTTGGCCCGTATTTGCCAACGCGGATTGGTGCGCCAAAATTCTGGGCAAACATGGCCCAGTCATTAAGAGTGAATGATTTATACATCCATGCCCAGGATGCAACGCGTGCAATGCCTGCTCTTATTGTCAGACCGGATTTGGCCTTGTGACGATGGACAACAAATTTGTGTGGAATGAGTGGCTCACCGTCAACGCCTTCGCGCAATAATACGGTCTCACCATCGTTGCGGTCAAAGGTGAACCAGCGTTGTGGGCGATAGATGAATTCGCCTGGGCAAAGGTGGCCGCCGTGAACCCGCCAGTCAATTTCCATGACCGACATACCCTTGCCGATCGCATCCAGCATATCGAACATGCCGGCCTGCAACACCCCGTCATCAATCCATGAGCGAACAAAATCGGCATGTTTTTTGTGCTCGGCACTATCAGATGCAGGCTTGACGGTAATTGGCAACTGGGAAACCGAACGCTTGCGGGTGGATATCACACTCAAATAATGCGGGTCGCGCTCTTCAATGTCTTCAGCCAGTTCAAAATAATTAAGCGGTTCACCATTCGCCGCCTCGCGGTGAATATTGGCCAGCCGCCGCGGTGTCATGCCATCGGCAGGATGACCGGAAATTACCGGCCGCACGCCGCCAATGGTTGGCGCGGCGTGGTGGTTTTCCAGTTCTTTCTTTTTCACCAGCATGCCAAGCGCATCACGCAGGCCGGTGGTGAACTTTGCCAGGCTTGTTGTTCTAGCCATTTAGTTGACCTCTCAAATTGGCACCGCCCAATCGACGTTGTGGGGTTAATCGTTCATGGCGTTGGCTGCGCTCTTCGCTACCGGCCCGCGCGCTCTCATATTCATATTCAATAATTTGCTGGCGTGATGCGAACCAGGCGAGCATGCCGGCAATGGCGCTGTCGCCATGGCGATCAAGCCCGTCTGCGCCTTTGTAACGGGCATCGTCCGGCACTTTGATGATCCCGTTGACATAGGCCAGTGCCTGGTGATCCCGAATTATGTCATCGTCAGCCGGTAGCCTGACTGTCTCGTCAGCAAAGGCCTCGGTATAGGCTGGCCCGTTTTCCTGGTACCAGCCGACAGAGAGTTTGACTTCGACAATACTGTCACCAAATTCCAATGCTGCGGCTTCGGCAACATAGGCACCGTTGCCGGTCGCATCCAACGCTCCGCCGCCCATGCGTGGCATCCGGTCAACACAATAAAATATCGTGTCGCGCTGTTGATCAAACGGCACATTGCGCATTTCCAGAATAAGCACACAGCGGCGAATATTGTCCTGGCCGATTTCAAAAATCAGCAATACCGATGCATCGCCGGTACGGGCAAAGTCAGATCCGAATACATGGGTGTGTTTGGGATCAAGCGCCTTTAAATACGGCTTTAAATTATATTGACACCAATCGCGCTGCGCCGCCTCGCGAATTTCCTTGTCGTAGGATTTGAACGCATCGGATAATCTCCAGCGCACAACCGGAATACCCTTGCGGGTGATGCGCTCGATCTCGACACGGGTAAGTGCTGCACCTTCGCTGTCGGCCGGTATGGCATCCAACTCCTGCTTCATCGCAGCATCGCGGCTACCGTAGGATTTGCGGATTTTCAATTCCCAGTCGCGCTCGGCCTCTTTCGACCAGACCAAACCTTTGATCGGGCAAACGCGTTTATAAAGACCATTATCCACGGCCAATTGAAACGGGATGTGATGAACCTTGAAATTATTTTTGCCGGCGCGGGCTTCAGTGATCAGCTCATTAAAGGCATTTAAAATTCCGTTATGTGTCGAGATCACCCGCACTTTACCGCCCCAGATCAACAGGGCGTTCACCGCATCAATCACCTCACGCACATCGCGGTGGTATGCAGCCTCATCGATAACCACAACACCTTGTAGACCTCGAATATTGGCAGGATTTGAAGACAAAGCTTCCACACGAAAGCCGGATGCGAATGTTACACGATAGGCCGATATGTATTTTGTTGAGCCGTCTTTTTGCTCATCAGCAAACAAAAAATCTTCAATCTCGACCAGCTCCTTGGCAACGACCCTGGCAAAGTGCGCCACATAGCCAATGAACTCCCGTCCCTTGTCTTTGGTATCACCAATATAAAAGACATTATCACCACCAGCCGAGCGTTTGGCCGCGGCGATCAGTGTATCACCGAGAGCTTCGGCAAAGGTTATGCCGGTACGACGGCCTTTTTCTGCAATCTTCAGATCAGATTGATCGGCAAGCCAATCGGCCTGGTGTTTCATCAATATGCCATCGGCAAGCGGATCGAGATCGTCGGGGATCTCACTGCCACGCAACAGTTCTTCCGGCAATGCATCCAGATCGCGAGGTATTACCGGCGTTTCGTTTTCTCTCACGCTCATTTATCCCTCGGCTTCACACCCAGAAATTCAGTCTTGAGCTGTTCAATGCGTTGTTTGGAAAGACCCGCCTCAACACTAACTTTGTCAATCACTTCATCGACTTTACCTTCAATCATAGCTTCCAGTTTGGCGCGGCGATCACTGGACATTTTTTCAGCAGCCACGGCTGACTTGAGCGCGCCGGCCAATTCCATGGCCTGCTTGGGTGAAAAACCAGCCTCGCCGCCTTTGTCCAGCAATTCGGAAATCAATGTCTTGATCATTTCCGCAAGCGTGATGGTGATATCGTCACTTTGACCAGGCTCCATCCTATCCGTCAGCACGGCGGCAATTTCGCGGGTCTGGCTGGATCGGCGCAACATATCGGCCAGGCGAATTGAATAGCGATTGAAAGCGGAACTTGAAACCGGGTCAATGCCAAGCATTGCCAGCTTTTCATTGAATTCGCTGCAAATCTGGATTTGTGTCAGGTTTTGCTCACGCAATTCAAAAGCGGCCCACTGAACCGCCTCATCGGCCTCAGCCGGCAACATATCAATTTTGGAAAGGCGACCACGGCCTCTTCTTTTACTCACGACTGATCCTCGCTTTGCTCGGGTCTGTGTTGCGCGCCAGAATGCTGGCGGTTCGATCTTCGCTCACTGTCCAATGCATATTATTGCTCCGGTGACGGGCGCGTGATGCCTTCAATGACGATGCGGCGCTTGACGTGATCGAGACCGGAATTGGTAATAACGGCAATCATCACCGTGCCAGCCAGCCTCGTCGTGACCGCATCGACAGCGGCCATCGCCTTGAATTGGTTTCGAACCCAATCGCGTGTTTCGTCAATGCCGAAGGTTTCAAGCAAGGCTTGGGCGAGTGCTTCATTGAGCGAGTATGAATTTTCTTCAGCCAATGCTCTCAGAATGATCAAACGTGCGTCTTCGGTACGGCGTTTTTTGTAATCGCTCATTTGGTATTCCTTTCCAGCAAAACCACTTCCATGCGGTTGACGGTTGAGCGGGTGCCCTTCATCGCCTCGGTCATGGTTTTCATATCACCAGCCAATCTCTCCATGGCAATTTCCAATTGGTGCTGGCCTTCCTTGGTTGGCAAGTGCTGCAATTCGCCTTCAACCTTGGCAAGCCTGCTCTCGGCTTTATCCTGGCGCTCATCCATTTTGGCGAGCGCGTTGCTGTACTTTTCCTCAAGTTTTGTCAGCGCGATTTCATTGTGGCGTGATCTGGATGTTAGCCAGGAATAAACAGTCGTGCCAAGCGCTATGACGATTGCTATCAAGCTGAAATAATCTTTAAAAACATCAACCATTATTCTCTTTCATCTTCTCTTCTCTTCGCTCAACCATCCGGTTGACCGCCCGTTCACAGGCTGGCATCCCGTGCCGGGATTTGCCTTGCCACGGATGGGGCGCTCACGCGCTGTTTGGCAATGGATGCATCTTTGGGCGAAGGGTGCGGCCTGCAGGCGGGCCGGTGAAATCGGTTCGTCGCAGTCGGTACATTCTCTAGGCCCCGGCTTGCCGCTGACAAGCCACGCCTCTTGTCCCACCCCGGCAACTTTACGGCAGATTGCATCAATACCGGCATTACGCTCGGCTTCGGCGCGCTGATCGGCCAGCTCTCGATCCTGTTCACTTAGCATCAGGCGGTGCCATCCATTTTTTCGATGGAACGGCGATGGACATAATATCCGGTAACACCCGCCTGCAATGTCAGCATTGGAATGACCAGCCCAACCAGCACACCGGCACCGGTCAAATCAATTGATCCACCATCTGCAAGGCTCCAGACGACCTTGATAATGACAGCCATTAAACCAAGGCACTCAACACCAAAGAAAAGCGCGTTCATCGGCCGCCAGATACGGGTAACGAGCGAGGATGAATTGCGATCACCGGCAATCAGCGCATGATAGGATATGGTCGCATCGGCCGTAGCGCGGGCAATTTCGGCAAAGTCGGTCTCGACCTTACGCATGATTGTCTCGACTTTGCGCGGCTCGGCCTTATATTTTTCAACAATGGATTGTTCACGCGGAGCAACCCCAAGACCTTCGGCAATGGAGCTGACAACCTTACCCGCCATTGCGCCACTTTTGCCACCTTTGCGATTGAGCAGTTCAACCACGATTGGTAGACCAAATTTCAAGGCAATGGCACCCAATGAAACAGACATGATTAATTTCCTTTCTCTCACGGCCATATTGGCCTGCGAGGCGCGCCGCATAAGCGGCGGCTCACTGTTTGTTCGCTATATTCTGCGAATGAATGATTTGAACTCGTCACGGTAAAACCACGCCAGATAAGTCAACCCCACGGCAAGAATGGCCAACCCGCCATAGAGCAGCCAGTCGGAGGCCTGCGAGGCCTGATCCGTTGCAAGACTGCCGCCAGCAGCTCCACTGCCGGTTGTTCCAACAGCCGCGGCTTCTCGTTTGGCATTGGCCAGCCGGATGATTTTTGCCCGTGTGGCCGGACCAAGAATGCCATCAATGAGTAGATGATGCTCACGCTGCAACCGGATCACCGCCGATTTGGTTTGCTTACCCCAGAAGCCATCCGGCTTGCCACAGGAATAGCCAATCGCATTGAGCATTTGCTGATCTTGCATTAATTGTTTTGATTGTTCACGGCCTTGCGCGACACCACGGGTCGCTTGGCCTGCCACGGGGGGAGCACCATGCCGGTTGGGAGAAATTTTCAAATTGCCATAATCACCATACAGCAATAATTTTGCTTCAGCCGCGCGCCGACGCACCAGCCCGCGCAGTTTGCGGCCACGCGCGGTTACCGCCGTGGTGCGTAGCCGTTTGGCCGATTTTGCCCGCGCACCTGAACGATAGAATTTTGCCCATGACCATGTGAGTGATTTGGGGCCGCAATTAAATGATACGGATTTTCCGGCATCGATTGCATGAATTGGGGCGGTAGAGCCAAGCGCCTTGCCAACGCCCACTCCATATTCTTCACGTAGAGCCTTATCCAGCAGCTGATCATTTTCACTAAGTGTAATGTGATCACCCATTCGGATTTTGCGACCATGTTTTTTCAACCACCAGTCCCGCGCGGTTACAGAGCGATTGGTAAAGCCGGTGCCGATGGTGATGATACCGACCGGATCGCGATAGGCTTTGGAAACAAACCCCTCATGTTTACGGATAAAAGCAGCACCCTTGATACTCATGACTTCACCCCTTTTTCCCTGATAATAATCCTGCCGAGGATGAGCCGGTGCAGTTTGCGCCCCGCATAAAATGCACCGACCCGACAATTATTTACAAACACCGTGACTATTACCGCTTTTGGGAACCGGGCTGAGGTGACAAAAATCAGTTGATCAGGCTTCGGCAATCTGGACGGGGGCGGAAATGAATTGAACAGCCGCATATAGTTGGCCGCCACATCACCCGAGGCCAGAATGATCTGCGCCGAGGGCAGGCTTTTGGCAATGCGCGACTTGACCGTCTGAAGCGAAAGGCACTCGGCCATCGCTGGTTGTAACGAGGTCAAAAGAAATATAAAAGCCAGCAGATGCCGCATGTGAGTTTCGCTTTCCGTTGAACCAAATCTTGCGCTTCTCTACGATCAACGTGCGATTTGATTATTTCCCCCGTGCCAGTTTTGGGGCAAGCGCAAGCATTTGAAAAATGCGCCGGCCCGTAAACGGACGCTCAACCGGAGGGTTGAGCGGAAAATCAAGAACTCAAAATTATGCTATTCGGCCATCCCGCTTCATGCCCGTTCAGGCGGGCAGGTCACTGAACATATCAATCTGGCGGGGGTCTTTGCGCCCGACGCGCTTGAACAATCGCTCAACGCCGCTTTCCGATATTCCCAGCAGCCGGGCGATGGCCGCATTTGATTTGCCTGCCGCACTATATCGCCGGGCGCGAAACTCGCGGTCAAGCGGAATTTTTAAATATTCGCCGCCATAACAATCCGACAGGCGTTGCAGCGTTTCAAAACCAAGCACCTTTGTCAACTTTGACCGCTCAACAGATTTTGGAATGAACAGGCGAATGCCAGCAAAACTTTCCAGCAAGAGCAAATAGCCATCCGGGCCGAGCAGCTCCGG